AAGGATTCATTTGTTCAATTAGGTGCGGTTGTTAAAACTGCATTTACCGGAATGACTGCTGCAAGTAAAGCGTTTATGGTTGGTGGAATCGGTCTATTGATTGGTGCTATTGGTTTACTTGTTGCCAATTGGGATTCTGTTACTCAAGCATTAGGAGCAACAACCGACGAGCAGAAGAAATTAAAAGAAGAAACAACTAAATTTAATAAAGCAGCGCAAGAATCAGCGGAATATGTAGCTAAAGAATCTGCAGAATTTGTTACATTAATTCACCAACTAAAACAAACAAATGAAAATAGTAAAGAAAGGAAAGGATTAATAACTCAAATTAATAAACAATACGGAGCAACATTAAAAAACCTATCGGATGAAACTGCGTTTCAGGCAGCATTAAATTTGGCTTTAGAAGATTATATTAAATTTCAAAAAGATAGCTTTAGATTAGCTAAAAATAAGGAATTAATACAAAAGGCAATAGAGAAAGAAGATGTTGTAACTACTAAACTTAATAAAGAAAAAAGAAAATTAGCAGAAATTGAGGAGCGCTTAAATGAAGAATTAAACAAAAGAATCTCAATAGATGCATATTTAAGCAAAGGTGCGGAAGGTGCGGCAAGAGCAGAAAATTTACAAAAATTAAGAATAGCCAATGTTACTGCTGAATTTGAAAAACAACAACGTGAAGTTCAGATTTTATCTGTTGAATATAATAACATCGAAGAACGGATAAGGAATTATTCTAAAACTGCATCAAGTTTAGAAAGTGATATTAAAGGCAAATATATACCAGCTACAGAAAAACAAACAAAGGTAACTAAAGAGAACACAAAAGCACTTGATGATAATTCTGAATCATTAAAAGAAATAATTAAAATTTCTGAAGATTGGGAAGCGAAACAAAAAAACGCAAGAGAAAAAAGAATTGAGGATGCTAAAAAAGCCGAACAAGATGTTTATGATAATGCAATAGGTTATTTAGAAGCTACTTTAATTGCAGACGAAAATAATTTACAGGCTAAAAAAGATTTACTTGATGTTCAACGAAGTTTAGAATTACAAAATGCAGAATTAACCGGTGGAGAAATTGCTGCTATAAATGCGAAATATGCACACGCTGAAATAGCATTAGCACAACTTACAAGAGACCAAAAGATTGAAGCTGCTCAAGCGGTATCTAATACCTTTGCACAATTAGCTAACTTATTAGGTGAACAAACGGCAGCAGGTAAAGCAGCAGCAATTGCAGCAGCGACAATAGAAACATTTTTATCTGCACAAAAAGCTTATTCTGCAACTGTTGGTATTCCGTTTGTAGGACCTGTATTAGCACCAATAAATGCGGGTATTGCAATCGCTGCTGGTATTAAAAATATTAAAGCAATTACATCTGTTAAGACTCCAAATGGTGGCGGGGGTGGTGGAAATATACCAACTGCACCAAGTGGTGGAGGTGGTGTTACTGCTCCAAACTTTAACATAGTAGGTAATTCAGGAATAAATCAACTCGCTGAACTTGGCGGACAACCAATACAAGCGTATGTAGTAAGTGGTGAGGTTACATCCGCACAAGCATTAGATAGAAATCGAATACAAAATGCAAGTTTTTAAATTATAGAAATATGGAGAAAAGACAATTAATAGAACTAATCATTGATGAGACTAATTTAACGGATGAGGTATTCGCAATATCGGTTGTAAATAAGCCTGCAATCGAATCTGATTTTATTGCTTTATCAGAACAAGTAGTGGAATTGAAAGTAATTGACGAAGAGAAAAAAGTGCTTATGGGTGCTGCTTTAATTCCGAACAAGAAAATACCGAGATTAGACAAGAACGATAAGGTGTACGATATTTGGTTTTCAGAGGCTACGATTGAGAAAGCAAGTCAATTGTTCTTGATGCGTAACTATCAAAATGAGGTTACGATGGAACATAACCAAAAGTTAAAAGATATGTCAGTTGTGGAATCGTGGATAATTGAAGATAGCGAAATGGATAAATCTAAATTGTACGGATTTTCATTTCCAAAAGGTACTTGGATGGTCGCTATGAAAGTAGACAACGAAGATGTTTGGAACGATGTTAAAGCCGGTAAAATTAAAGGCTATTCAATCGAGGGCAGATTTTCGGATAATATGGAATTGAAAGCAATAGAAGACGAGCAAGAATTAATAGAAAAAATTAAACAAATAATAACTAATAATGGAAAATAAAACACCAAGTAAGACAAGTCCTAAAGGTGGCAAACGAGGATGCTTATGCAAGAACGGAACATACGATTCTAAATGTTGCGATGGAAGTCTACAAGCGCAAGGGATTGGAAGTGCAATTTCTAACACAATAAATAACGTTGAAAGAACAAGCACAACAAGGGTTATAGTTAGCAATTAAGCAAAAAATTAAAACAAAATAATAACAATTTAATTATAAGTATATGAACATTATAAATCAAATTAAAACTTTACTTAATATGGAAGTAAAATTAGAGCAGTTGAGACTTGCTGATGGAATGACAGTTTTAGAGGCTGATTCATTCGAACCTGAAATGGAAGTTTTTATTCTAACAGAAGACGAACAAAAAATTCCAGTACCGGTTGGTGAATACGAAATGGAAGATGGTCGTATTTTAGTAGTAATGGCAGAAGGTGTTATTGCTGAAATCAAAGAGAAAATGGAAGAAGAAGAAGTTGAAACACCTGAGGCAGTTGTTGAAGAAGAAGTTGCTGCGGAAGTTGAAGCACCTACTGCATCTGTAACACCAAAGAAAACTATTGAATCAGTAACTAAAGAATCTTTCTTCTCGGAAATCGAAGCGTTGAAAGCTGAAATCGTAGAATTAAAAGCACAAATTGAAACATCTAAAGTTGAGGAAATCGTTGAACTTGCTGAAACGCCTAAGCCAATTTCATTTAATCCTGAAAATACTACATCTGTAGAGGGAATGAGATATGCGCAGAATCGTTCAAGAACAGTTATGGATTCAATATATGAAAAATTAAATAAATAATAATAATATAAACTAAAAAAAAATTAAATTATGCCAACAACAGTAAATATCAGCACATCGTATGCTGGTGAGTTTGCAGGGAAATACATCGCTGCTGCTCTTTTGTCTGCTCCAACTATCGACAAAGGTGGAGTTACAGTAATGCCAAACGTAAAATTCAAATCAGTAGTTAAGAAAGTTGCTACAGATGCAAACCTTATTAAAGATGCATCTTGTGATTTCACACCAACTGGAACTGTTACTTTAACAGAAAGAGTAATTCAACCAAAAGAATTGCAAGTAAATCTTAATCTTTGTAAGTCAACATTTGCATCTGATTGGGAAGCTATCTCAATGGGTTATTCTGCATTCGATACATTGCCAAAAACATTTTCTGATTTCTTAATCGCTCACGTATCTGAAAAAGTTGCTGCTGCTACAGAGGCTTCAATTTGGACGGGTGTAGCTGCTACTTCAGGACAATTTGCAGGATTCGGTTCTATCGTTTCTACAGACCCTTTATTGCCGGCTGCTCAAGAAGTTGCAGGAACATCTGCTATTTCTGCTGCTGCAACAGTCATCACAGAATTAGGTAAGATTGTAGATTCCATTCCGGCTACTGTCTATGGAAAAGAAGATTTGAAAATCTACGTTCCTTCAGGAGTTGCTCGTGCTTACGTTCGTGCATTAGGTGGATTTGCAGTTGCTGCAACATCTAACGCAGGTACAGAATCAAAAGGTACACAATGGTATACAAACGGAGAGCTTTCTTTCGATGGTATTCCTTTGTTCGTTGTGAATGGACTTGCTGCTAATACTGCAATTTGTGCGCAGTCTTCTAACTTGTATTTCGGTACTGGTTTAATGAGTGATATGTCAGAAGTTCAGGTTATCGATACGAGCGCAACTTTGGGTGATAAAAATGTCCGAGTAATCATGCGTTATTCAGCGGGTGTACAAATTGGAGCAATCGAAGACGTAGTAACATACGGAATTCCTAACGCTGCAAACTAATTAATTAATTTATAAACTTTAAGGGGATTGGAGTAAATCCTTTCCCCTTTTTTAATACTTAAATATATGTCGTGTGATGTTACAATGGGCCGTTTAGAATCGTGTAAAGATTCGATTTCCGGACTTCTAAATATATATTTCGCTAATTATGGCGATTTAGCTTCTGAGACTGCAGTTTATGGTGCAGCAGAATTTACTGACCAAATCGCAACTTGGGACCCTGTAGGAGCGACTGCATTAAATTTGTATAAATACGAATTAAAAGGTGCTAATGGATTTGAGCAAACTATCCAAACTTCAAGAGACAACGGAACTACTTTTTACGAGCAAGTTTTAACAGTTCAATTGAAGACACAAAATGCTGCAACAACAAAGCAAGTTAAATTGTTGGCTGCAGGTAGACCAAGAGTTATTGTTGAAACAAGAAACCACCAATTTTTTATGGTAGGACTTGACCAAGGCGCAGATTTAACTGCGGGAAGTATTTCTTCCGGTACTGCAATGGGTGATTTTAACGGTTATAATTTGACATTTACTGCAATGGAAAAATTGCCTGCCAACTTTATCAATTGCACAACTGAAACGCAATTGAAAACAGTATTTACAAATGGCGCATTGCCTGCGGTTGTTGTTACTGCTTAATCTTTAACAAAAAATACATTCAATTAAGGCGGCTTTTATAGGTCGCCTTTTTTGATTTAAAAAACAAAATAACGAAAAGTTAATTATAGTTATATATGATTATTCTAACAACCGAAAATGTAAA